GCCCAGCAGGCGACTACCTGGATGTGCCGTTCGATGCTGATGCTGCCCGCACACTCGACGGGGCGATCCATAGTGGTGGCTCACCGATCAACCCGAAGACCGTGGAGACCTTTGCGGAACTCAATGGCAACCCCAAGGCGTTCATGGGAGCGCGGTTGGGTGGTCTCACTGAGATAGGCCTGAAGCTGGGCCGCTCTGGTTCCGAGGAAGTGCGTGGGATCGCTCGGGACCTCTTCAGGGCTTCGACCGGTTACGAGGACGGCTCAAACGGTAAGTTCGGGCCTACAGCCTCCGACATTGCCGAACGCCTCCGTTTCCAGGACAACGTGGTCTACAACCGGCTCGCTGACGGATTCGATGAGGCTCTCAAGGACCCATTCTGGCGGGCACAGAGCATGTCTGAAGGGGCACGCCGGGAGGCGATCAGTCGCCGTGTGGTCGAGGCTTTGGAGTCTGACAGGCCAGCCAAGCTGACTCCTCCTGAGATGAAAATGCTGGACGCACTGCGTGAGCACATGAACCAAAAGTGGGACTACATCAGCAACCCGGCCCAGTTCGGGGACCTGCGTGCCAAAGCCCTACTGGAGGACAGCCGGCACTTCTCGTCGTACTTCCCTCAACGGTACAGCTCTGCGGCCAAACTCCAGGCCATCCAACGGTTCGGTGGGGAGGAGGGGCTTCAGGACGCAATCGTTCATTCGTGGATGGCGTCTTATGTGTCCCGTCCCAAAGTCCGCCAACGTGTGGACGCGATGATCCAGGAGACTTTCGACAGGGCCAACCAGGGCAACCCTGCGGCCAAGCCGATGACTCCAGAACAGCTCCGGGCCGCCGTGGAGAAGTACGCCCGTGACAAGGCTTACGGTATCAGCCATTCCAACAGGTTCACCGCTGACTCTCTGATTGAGGAGCACCTGAAGGACGGGGCGGGGCTTGAGAACAACGACTACCTGGAGGCCCGCAACCTCTTTGACTCCGACATGCAGATACCGATGCCGGACGGTGGGATGTTCTCGGTGAACGACCTGCGGGACTTCAACCTCCTCAGGGTGGTGCCACAGTACGACCGGAGGGTGAATGGCGACATCGCGATCATGGGGGGCACCGGGAAAACCACGAGGGAGCTGAAGAATCTCGCCAATGACCTGCACCGTAAGGCTACCAAAGGTGCGTCCTCTCAGGAGGCAGATGCCCTCATGGATGCCTTGAAGATGCTCACTGGGCGTGCCCGTAAGGACCCCGATGACGCCTGGGCGGCTGCTGCACGATCCTTGACTGACCTCGGGTTCTTCTCCAAGAACGCCTATATGGGCGTCCAGAACATCACCGAGACGGCCTCGCTGATCGTGAAGGGACACCAGCGGATGCTCTTAAAAGGTATTCCCCTGCTCAAGCAGTGGACCACTAAGGATGCACGGTTGGCCCCTGAGGACATCAAGGACCTCCACGGCCTGCTGTTCGGTAAGGAACTTGACGACCTAATCCGGCCATCCAGGCAGGACATCGTTGACGGTCTACGCCAGAACAGCAGTGAATTCTGGGCTCAGACCTTGGGGACCGTTAGATACGCTACGCAGGAGCTGGCTGCACGGTCGCCGTTCACCTGGCTCCTCAGGGAATCCAGTAACTACATCATGGACGCTGGCCGCCAGGGTGCCTTGGTCGATCTTATTGACCACACCTTGAACGGGAAGGTGACCGACCTGTTTAGTCCTGAGCGTCTGCGCTCTGCGTCTATCTCCCCTGAGCAATTCAAGGGGATTCAGGACCTCATTCGTGCCCACTTCAGGCAGGACCGCAAGTCCGGCAAGTGGCGCATTGAGAATCCTGAAGGGCTGGCTTCAGATGTCCGTTCTATGGACCTCTACCGCCTTGGGGACCGTGTGGCTGATGAGACAATGCTGCGGCCCCACAAGATGTCCTACGCACCTTCCAGGCAGTACGGCGCAGGCTGGGCAATGGCCCTCCAGTTCAAAATGTTCGTCCTGAGGAGCCTCAATGGCCGCCTTATGCGCGGCTGGATGGAGTCCACTAAGAACGGACAAGCCCTCGACCAGTTCATGCAGACAGTCCTATCCGTGGGTCTCGCCACTGCGTTCTATGCAGCGTCAACCCAACTGAAAGCACTGGGGCTCCCTGAGCGTGCCCGTAAGGACTACAAGGAAAGGGCCTTGAGCCCCGCAATGCTGGCCTACGCGGCTCTAACCCGGAGTTCGCATGTTGGTGCTCCTTTGGGTGCCTCCAACTACCTCACGGCTCCCCTGGGGTTCGACGGGGCGGCCATGGTCCGTACCTCCATCCTTCCTCGGGAGAAACGCCAGGAAGAGGACCGGGCCGTGAAGTACAACCCGCTGCAATCGAACGTGGCCGGGAACATCTTTTCGGGCCTCGCAGAGCAAATCCCAGCGGCAGGCGTGGCCGCGAACCTGGGGATCGGGCTGGGATACAACGGGTATCACTTGGCAACTGGTGATCGTAGTACCGATGACTTGGCCTACAGAACGGGTATCTGGAATGCCCTAAGGCAGTTCGTTCCCAATGACCCAGCAACGCAGGCGCTAATGCAGCGGATGGCTGAGCAACAGGGGATCGAGCGGCAACGCTAAAAGCCCTCACTTTAAGGGGACCTTCGGGTCCCTTTCTTTATGCCTATACAAAAGGAGAAAGTATGGCGATAACTACCGTATATACCTATCCGTTGAATGGGGCTCAACAGGACTTCAACGTCCCATTCGAGTACCTTGCGCGGCGCTTTGTGTCCGTGACCTTGATCGGAGTCACTGGGCGCCGGAAGCTGGCACTGACCACGGATTACCGTTTCACCTCTGGCACGAACATCAGGACCAATGCTGTCTGGGCACCTTCCTCTGGCTACTCGATGATCGAGATTCGCCGGGAGACCAGTGCGTCTGATCGTTTGGTGGATTTTACTGATGGTTCCATCCTCCGTGCCTCGGACATGAATGTGTCCCAGATTCAGACCCTACATGTGGCCGAAGAGGCTCGTAACGCCGTTACGGACACTATTGGCACCGACACTAACGGCAACTTGGATGCCCGTGCGCGGCGCATTGTGAACGTAGCGGACGCCGTAGAGCCGGGTGACGCGGTTAACCTCCATATGCACCAGCAGTGGTCGGCCTCTGCGTTGAACCAAGCGAACCGCTCGGAGGCGATGGCAGACCGCTCGGAGTCAATGGCAAACGCTGCACAGGCCCAAGCGAACAAGGCTGAGGTAATGGCGAACGAGTCAGCTCGACATGCCAACAACTCCAGTACTTCTGCTACAGCGAGTGAAAACTCTCGGATCGCTTCGGCAAACGCGATGACGACCTCCGTCGCGAATGCAAACCTCTCAAAGGCATACGCTGTCACCGCTGAGGATGTTCTCGTTCAGCCTGGGCTGTATTCGTCCCTGCACTACTCTCGAAAGGCTGAGAACAGCGCTGTGAGGTCCTATCAGGACTCCCTCACTTCCGGCGCTCAGGCAGACCGTGCAACCAAACAGGCAGACCGTGCGAAGTCTGAGGCCGACAAGCTGGGCAATGCTAACGGCCTTATGGAGTGTGTTGAGGTCTCCTCTGCCGCTGCTGGGGGCACCAGGTATAAGCCGAACATGGCAGTCGTCGTTCAAGAAGCGGAGTTCTTTAAGTCGATAGCTGGGAAGCTCTATAAGGCAATCACGACCTACGACATCCCCGTTGCCAACATTGTGGCGGGTCGTACTCCCGGAACGGCACCGAGCACATCTGGGGCCTCTGAGATCGCTTGGTTTGGCGACTACGCATCACTCCCTGCGAATATCGGAATCTACACAGGCGCTTTAACGATCCGCGAGAAGAACATGGCGACTGGCAGGGACAATCCGGCTGCGCCTTCGATTACGTTCCACTGGGGCGGTCGAAACGTAAAGCAACTGTGGATGAACACAGGCGGGGGCCTTATGTGGGGCAGCTCGTATGACGTCCCGAATTCCCGATCAGTTGCGACCCACGACGCAGCAGGGCGCCTTACCCTTGGCGGTTCTGCCTACGTCCAGACAGACGGCGTGATTGTCTCACCAGTCTTCATTGGGGGCGATCTATACACCGAGCTTAACGTTTACCGTAATTACCGAAAGCGGTACTACATGAAGCGTGAAGTCATCTGGACCGGTAGCAACGGGACTGCCGGGCAGGTCTGCAATCTGAGCCGACCGCTGGAAGATGGCGAGGCACTCTTCTTCCTGTATCCGAACTACCCGTATGAAGGTAACGCCTGTTTCATTCGACGGGGCGCACGGAACGTTCATTCCTTCGGAGGAAGTGGTGTGACGATCTTCGATGTGTCCGCTGACGGTCGAACGCTCACCCCCGTTTCGTTTACCAACACGTACCACTTTACGCAGCTTACGGCTGGCTACTACGAGATCACTTAACGCGACAAGGAGTCCTGAATGATCCAGATAGATTTTAACAACGGGATAGTCCAAGCGACTCCCGTTGCGGGGGCGGCTGCTACTGACGCAGTAAGCCGTCTCGTTTTCGGCCTCACTCTGAACGAATGGTTCTATGTGAGCGCCATCCTCTACACAGTCGTAATGACCGGCCTCGCTGTATACAAGGCCGTCAAGGAGACAAAGCCAAAGGAGTGACGATATGTCTCAATCCGTCCTTGAGCAATTGCTTGAGGCCATCGACACCGAAACTGGGCGAAACATGCTGGCTGACCTCAGGAACCCTGAACGCCGCTCGCCACAGCTCTACAACGCCGTAGGCAAGTACCTCGAACGTCACAAATTCACGATCCAGAAGCTGCAACCTGATGTAGGCCTGCTGGGCGCTCTCGCCGCCGCTCTGGATGAAGTACCCGACCTCACGGAAGAAGAACAGGTTAGACACTAAAAGGAATTTGAATGAGAGCCCTCATAGCCAAAGCTGTGGGGGCTTTTTTCGTTGTGGCCTTGGTCATGGGATTGACCTTCGCCTGGGGATACTCAGTGCGCGACGAAAAGGCCAAACGGGAAGCCCTCACTGCTCAGATCACTTTCCAGAAGGAACTGGATAGGCAACGTAAGACATCCCAAGGAGAACTCGATGCAATCTCAAAGGAATGGCAACAAAAACTCAACGCTTCTAAAACGGATGCTGCTGGCACTGTCGCTAAGCTGCGTGCTGATGGTGTCCGGCTGCGCGTCGAACTCGCAGACGCGCGCGTGTGCGCAGTCACAGGTCATTGTGGACCCGACTCTGATGGCAAAGCCGAGCTATCAAGCCGAGCTGCTGAATTTCTTATCGGACAAGCCAAGCGAGCAGACGACCAAGTAGAGGCGCTGCAAGCCGTCATTAGGTCCCTCCAAAAGGAGGTGCCTCATGGCTAACGATCAGAAACAGCTTGATCGGATGCGCGGCGACTTTGTGGCCTTCCTGTTCGTCCTCTGGATGGCCCTGGGGCTCCCTAAGCCCACCAGATGCCAGATCGACATGGCGCGCAAGCTGAGCGCCGGGGATAACCGAAGGTTCATCCTCCAGGCGTTCCGGGGGATCGGGAAGTCCTTCATCACCTGCGCCTTTGTGGTCTGGAAGCTGTGGAACGACCCACAGTTGAAATTCATGATCGTCTCGGCCTCAAAGGAACGGGCGGACGCTAACTCGGTGTTCATCAAGCGGATCATTGATCTACTTCCGTTCCTCCACGAGCTGAAGCCGCGTCCTGGTCAGCGGGACTCCACGATCAGCTTCGACGTAGGGCCTGCCAGTCCTGACCACTCGCCGTCCGTAAAGTCCGTGGGTATCACCGGCCAGCTCACTGGTAGCCGTGCTGACATCCTGATCGCGGACGACGTGGAGGTCCCCAACAACTCCGCTACCCAGGCCGCTCGGGATCGACTCGGGGAACTCGTTAAGGAGTTCGATGCGATCCTCAAGCCTGGAGGCACGATCATCTATCTGGGTACACCTCAGACGGAGATGACCCTCTACCGCGAGCTGGAGAACCGTGGCTACACGACCACTATCTGGCCTGCCCGGTATCCGAAGGACTGGAAGGACCTGGAGAACTACGGGATTCGCCTTGCGCCTATGCTCCACAAGGAGCTGATGGAGAACCCCGAGGCGCTGTTCTGGACCCCAACGGACCCTATACGCTTCGACGATACGGACCTCCGGGAACGTGAACTGTCCTACGGGAAGGGCGGCTTTGCCCTCCAGTTCATGCTCAACCCGAACCTATCGGACGCTGAGCGCTATCCCCTGAAGCTGCGCGATTTGATCGTGGCGGCCCTCGATGGGGAGAAGGCACCGTTATCCTACCAGTGGCTCCCCAACACCTCGAACGCGCTTGAGGAGTGCCCAAACGTGGGCCTCAAGGGCGACCGCTACCATCGTTACCAGGAAGCCAATTCGAGCTTCATGGCCTACGAGTCGCGCATCCTGGTTATCGACCCCAGTGGTCGCGGTAAGGACGAGACCGGGTATGCCGTGCTGTTCCAGCTCAACGGGTACATCTACCTGATGGAGTGGGGTGGCTTCCGTGGTGGTTATGACGACAAGACCCTGGAAGCGCTCGCCAAGGTGGGCAAGAAGTGGAAGGTCAACGAGGTGGTCATTGAGGGCAACTTCGGTGACGGTATGTACCTCAAGCTATTCAGTCCTGTAATGACAAAGACGCACCGTTGTGCCATCACTGAGGTGAAGTCCAAGGGGCAGAAGGAACTTCGCATAGCGGACGTTCTGGAGCCTGTCATGGGCAGCCACAAGCTGGTGGTCCAGGAGTCGGTCATTGAGGAGGACTACAGGTCCGCCTGCAACGCCGATGGTCAGTTCGATGTGCGCTACTGCGGGTTCTACCAGCTCACAAGGCTCACCAGGGACCGTGGCGCATTGGCCCACGATGACCGCCTGGATGCCTTGGCGATTGGTGTCCAGTTCTTTGTGGAGAGCATGGAGAAGAACAGCGAGGAGGGCTCACGGGAGCTTCTCGGGGAGTTCATTGAGCTGCACATGGAGAGCGACCTATACGGGTACGCTGAGGTCCGCTCGATGGAAGTCATGGGAGGCGATGTGACCATCCGCTGGGAGGATGACGATGGTGGGTTTGGCTCAAACTACCTCGGCTGAAGCCCTTGATCCACGGGGCCTCCAAAAACCCTCACTATAAGGGAAGGGGGGCCTAAAGGTTATATATAGAGATTCCTCCTATAGACACCTTTAGGTCCCTCCTTTCGCCTTCATCTTAAAGTCCTCACTACAGACAGATAGGAGCGTAATGGTATGCGTATGGCCCAGGCTGTAAGCGTCCTAAAGGCCATAGCGACCAGTCGTGTCACCTACCGATTTCTCGGTGTTGTTCTCACTGCTCTGGGTGTGTCTCAAGGGGCATCACTCAGCTCAGGCTTGGAGACTGCCCTTTGTCTTCTCCTTGGTGGCTGTGGTCAGTGACGTAGTAATGGTGGTGATCCTCATCCGAACA